TATAACAATAAAAACCCTTTATCGGATAACTTATCAGCATTTAGTTATATAGTTGCATTTAAGGAAAATACGCCAAGAAATGACGCAGTTAAAGAATTTATATCATTTGCTGTGACTAAATGTAATAAGGAGGCTGTGGCTACTGGATACTCTCCTTTAGTTGGACCAGTACTTGCTATTGCCAAGTCTAAAATAGCCGAAGTCTCTTCTGGCGAGTAAATATCAAATTTGATATAATAGGTTTAGCACTCTGCTTCGGGGAGTGCTAAATCTAACTCGCTTAATAAAGGAGCAAAAATGGTAAATTATATCAACTCAACGGTCAGCGTTTATGACCCATTCAAGTTCGTAGACCAGCTATGGAATCAAACTGTAGCATCTGCGGCAACATCATGGCAGGATTCATATCCTCCATTTAATATCAGAGAAATTGATGAGGATACCCGTGTGCTTGAACTGGCTACCGCTGGTTTTGCAAAGGACGAAATCGCTATCAAGATCGAAGACGATGTTGTAACAATCTCAGGAGAAAAAGCTAAGCAGGACGAAGAGCCAAAATACCTACATAAGGGTATTGCAACTCGTAAGTTTGCCAAAACTATTACTCTTTGGGAGTATTGGGAAGTAGACTCTGCTGACTATAAGGATGGAATCCTCAATGTAGTTCTAAAAAGAGAGATTCCAGAAGAGAAAAAGCCTAGACAAATTAAGATCAAGTAGGCTATAATTAATATGTGCACCGCCGTGTTACTTTCCGTTCTACCTTTCTTGCGGATAGCTTAGTGCGGGCATAAGGGCCCTGAGCATGGCCATGTAAACTGCTCATTTTTCTATTCCTGATAGAATAGAGGTATATCCACTGAGGATATTTTAAAGGAGAAAACATATATGTCAATCAATAAAGCAATGCTAGATTCATATGCCCGTAACCTTGCAGGTCAAGTAATCGGTGCAATTGTAATCGTAATGCAAACAGCAAATGTCGGATCACCAGTTGATTTTGGTTCATCTGAATGGCTACTTGTTGCAAATGCTCTTTGGTCTTCCGCCGTTCCAACATTAATCCGTTGGGCGAATAAGAAGGATCCAGCATTTGGACGTGTAGCAACATCTGTAGTTGCGGAAGCAACTAAGAAGCTAGAAACAGCAGCGACTGCTTCAGCCGCAAAGAAGACAGCAGCAAAGAAAACTGCAGCTAAGAAGACGGTGAAGTAGTAGTGGGAGCAAAAGGGTCTTTAGAAGCAATCATTGAGGTTGCTAAAAAAGAAATAGGAACTATCGAGGGACCTAAAGATAACGAAACCAAGTATGGTAAATGGACTGGTGCAAACTTCTTGCCTTGGTGCCAATCTTTCGTTTCATGGTGTGCATTTACTGCAGGCCTAGACGCAAAGAAATACCCAAAGACTGCAGCAACTGTTGCAGCTTCAGATTGGTTTAAGAAGAATAATCGTTGGGCAGATGCTCGTAACGATGATCCTACACCAGGAGATTGGATTTATTTCGATTTCCCAGATGATGGAGTCAACAGAATTTCACACGTTGGACTTTGCATCAAGAATAACGGTGATGGGACAATTCAAGTTATCGAAGGTAACACTTCAGGAACTGCTAAGGGAGATCAAAGAAATGGCGGAATGTGCGTAGAGAAAACTCGTGCATACGTAAAGAATAACAAGAAGAAGCTAATTAATGCTGTAGTTGGTTGGGGACGTCCAGTTTATGCTGGAGAAGAAAACCTACCACTACTATCTAAAGTTGGATCTTCTGACGCTCCAGCAGCACCTGCTAAGCCAGCGGCACCAAAAGCACCTGCTGCGCCAGCACAGTTCGTTGATCTTAAAGTTGGTGCAAAAGGACAAAAAGTAAAAGTTGTTCAAACTGCACTAAAACTTAAGGCTGATGGCGAGTTTGGTCCTGCAACAGAAAAAGCTGTAAAGGCTTATCAGAAGGCCAAAGGTCTTCCAGAGACTGGTATTGTTGATCAAAAAACATTCAAGGCTCTAAAGGGCTAATAAGCTCTAAAAAAATATCCCCTAGGAGAAATCCTGGGGGATTATTTTTTAATACTCTTCGTCTTCGAAGTCATCTTCGTATTCTTCTGCCTTTTCAGTTGACACCTCTAACACCTCTGTGTTTTCAGCAGAACCGAGAAGATCGAAAGAATCGATGATGGAATCAATATTGTCGACTTTGTTGATATCTACTTCTAGATTCAATGTTACGAAATATTTAGGCATCTTCATCCTCCACTAGTGATGGCGGTGGTGTAAGGATCTTACCTTCTGCATGAAGATTTCTAATCTCTAAGGCCTCTTCGCCCTTACCAACACCGTCGGCTATAATCATAAGCATATCATACACTCTTGATAGTTGTATATAGATTCCAAGTAAAATATTTTCGTTTTCTTCAGCCATTCAATTCTCGTTCCATTGTTTTATATGTTTCCAGTCCTACATACACTCTATCATTACATTCTAGGCAAAATAGGTATACACCGTCATCGTCAAAACCAGATAGTAGCTTGACACTGCACGAAACATTATGTGAAAAGTCTGTGCGAGTATCAAGCCACTGTCTTACGACTCTGATATCAATTACCCCAGTGTTATCTATTTGCATAGATTAACTGTATCATTTGATTTTACCGAATGTCAAGCTTCGACTGGTATTTTATAAGGGGTTAGATCCACTTTAGGGAAGTTAAGTACCCATGTTTTGGCTTTCTGGATTGAATTGGTCCATGAAGACCAATCTCCTCCACCCTGAGACATATGAAATGCAATTTCTGCATTGGTAACTGGATTTAGCAACTCCTTATTGCTATCAAGCCCGAACTTCTTAAGACGCTCTGGCCCTAGGTTTCCAATCATATTGATTTGGAAGATCCCGTAAGAACTATCTCCAGTCTTTGTATTACCATTATATGCCACGGGGCGGCCATTGGACTCCGTTTTTGCGATAGCCCAGGCCTTCTTAAGCTCATTACCTTCAAAGCCTACTAAATACAATAAAATAGCAAGGTCTTCGTCAGTTAACTTCTTAGCCTTTTTAAATTGCTCAAGCTTATTAGTTCTAGCTTTCACAATTTCCATGGTTTTCTTTAAAGATTCAAGATACTCCTGATATTCACGAGTAGTCTTTAAATCTTCTAAGTTACTTACCTTTTTTAACGGTTCTTTTGTATATCTACTAAAATCTATACTAGGAGTAATATTAATTCCTAATATAAATATTAATAAATAACTAAGTAACCTAATACTTAGGTTTTTACTCATTATATTATAATAACCTCTTTCTTGTACCTTGTCAAGACTTTTTTTTAAAAAATCTTTGTGATATACTGAAAATATTCTGAAGCGAAAGGTAGTACCCCTTGCATATAAGTTTTTTTACATCCGAATCTGGATATAATCCCGCCGTTGGATACGGCCAGGCCAGCATGGGCATAATCACTTCCCTTCAGAAATTAGGTCATTTGGTCACTCCAAACAACGCTAAAGCTGACCTTCAGCTTAATTTCATATCACCCATCGCATACAAATACAACAGGCCTACTCAATATACTATCGGATATACACCGTGGGAGTCAACCCTTTTGCCTCATTTCTGGAAAGAAAATATGAATCGGTGTGATGAAGTATGGGCTACATGCGCTTTCAATGCTTGGGTATATAAAGAGCAGGGTGTAACAAGACCAATAAAGATTTATAAGCATGGATTGCATGACGTATGGAAGAATTCTACAAAAAGAACTGTTGGATCAAAGTTTAGATTTTTACACATTGGTGAACCATCAGAGAGAAAAGGTGGAAGTTTAACTGTAAAGACATTTATAGAAACATTCGGAAATAACCCTGATGTCGAATTAACTGTAAAGTGTCATGAGACAAGTACAATAAGGGTTTACGATATGTTTGGCGAAAGAGTTGATTTCTCTAAATATCCTAATATTAAGTTTGTCTCAAAAGAAATGTCTGATGAAGAGCTAGTGATGCTTATGCATTCTCATCACTGTTTGATCTACCCGTCCTACGGAGAGGGTTTTGGTTTTATTCCTATTCAAGCAATGGCGACGGGAATGCCAGTAATTTGCACAGAGGCTTGGGCACCATATAAAGAATTTATAACCCTAAAGCTACAGTCAACACTTGGAGATTCTCCTTGGCCATTAATGCTTCCAGGAAAAATGTTTCATCCAGATGTCGACCACTTAAAATATTTAATGACAGAAGTTGTTTATAAATATGATCAGTATGTTGAAACTGCCCTGAGTAATCTAGATGAAATGTATAAACAATATGATTGGCTTACCTTAACCGAAAAAGCTTTTGCCCATTTAAAAAACATTGCATAAACACTTCCGCACTCGTAAAAGCTTGTGGTAAGATTGTATCTCAACAAAAAATTTATTAAGTGCCAGGAGGCACTAGAAGGAGTTTCACAAAAATGTCGTTACCATCACCTTATCAGGAATTTATTGCTCTATCTCGCTATGCAAGATATATAGAGTCAGAGAATCGTAGAGAAACCTGGGGTGAAACTGTAGATCGATATTTTGGATTCATGACAAACCACTTAGGTAAAAATCATGGATATACTCCAAAGCCAGAACTACTAAAAGAACTTCGTGAAGCAGTTTATAATCTTGACATTATGCCATCAATGCGTTCTGTCATGACTGCTGGAGCAGCACTTGAAAGAGATAATGTGGCAGGATACAATTGCTCATTTGTTCCAGTAGATTCACCAAGATCATTTGATGAAACAATGTATATTCTAATGTGTGGTACAGGTGTTGGATTCTCTGTAGAGTATAAGTACATTAATAAACTTCCCGCCGTTCCAGAGAAGCTAGAAAAGACAACAACTACAATTGTAGTAGAAGATTCTAAGCAGGGTTGGGCAAAGGCATACAAGGAACTACTTGCTATGTTGTGGGCAGGACAGATTCCAGTAATTGATGTTTCAAAGTTGCGTCCAGCAGGAGCTAGACTTAAGACAATGGGTGGACGTTCATCTGGACCACAGCCACTAGTTAACCTTTTTGATTTTACAATTGCAAAGTTTAAGAATGCAACTGGTCGTCAACTAAAGCCAATTGAATGCCATGACATTATGTGCAAGATTGGTGAGATTGTTGTAGTAGGTGGCGTTCGTCGTTCTGCTATGATTTCTCTTTCAAACATTAACGACATTGAAATGGCACAAGCAAAAACTGGTAACTGGTGGGAGAACAATTCACAACGTGCACTCTCAAATAACTCAGTTGCATATTCTCGTAAGCCAGAGATGGAACAGTTTATTGCTGAATGGAAGAATCTATATGACTCAAAGTCAGGAGAGCGTGGTATCTACAATGTTAATGCTGCACAGAAGCAAGCATCTCGTTGGGGACGCAGAGATCCAGAAATCCATTACGGTACAAACCCTTGCTCAGAAATTATTCTTCGCCCGTACCAATTCTGCAACTTGTCAGAAGTTGTTATTCGTGAACATGACACAAAAGAGACAATTGCTAACAAGGTAAGACTAGCTACAATCCTTGGCACATGGCAATCTACTCTTACAGACTTTAAGTACCTTCGTAAGATCTGGAAGGATAATACAGAAGAAGAAAGACTACTAGGAGTATCTTTAACAGGACAATTTGGTCACAAGTTTATGTCTGGAAAAGAAAACCTTAAAGACC